ATTGAACGCACCGTACATCGTCTCGGTGATGCCCTCGATCCACTCGCGAGCCTCGTCGTCCTGGTTAAGTGCTGGGTCTTTAAAACCTAATGAAAACCATGGTGTAGCTGGGTTTGTTAACATTCCGTGTAAGGATGCAGACAGCAGTTCAGCTGCATGCAGTGCCGTCGCGTCAAACAGCAGCTCGGTGCGCTTGTCGCCATCGGTGCGCTTCTTGGTGACATCTGCCTTGCGAGGTGCGACGTAGTCGGCAACCTCCTGCCAGTGTGATTCCCAGACCTCGCGCTTCTCCTGCAATGCCTGCAGGCGCTTGGTCACCATCACGGCTTTGGCGTCTGTCGTGCTTGTTGCTGCCATGCGCTATGCACCCAGTAATGTCTTGCGCGCCACGGTCGCCTGACCCGGCACGCCCAGTGTCGAAGTTGCGATGGTCGCTGTACGACCGCTACGTCTTGCTCGTGTTGATGCCGCGCCCACAGCGCTCAGTGGTGTCGCGGTTGCACCCGTTGCCGCCGTTGGCCCTGCCGCTGCGGGCGGTGCTGCAGGCTGTGCTGCAGTCGGGGCTGTCGGTGCTGGTGCTGGCGCTGGCGCGGATGCTGCAGGCATGTCCACACCGGGACCGCCGCCGCCGCCGGTAGATTGCGGGGTGTCGCCGTAGTCCATGCCGCTGGGATCCCGCACGTCCCAGCCTGCCGCGAACGCCATGTGTCCAAGTTTCTGACCTGCCGCCACAATCGCGCCGAATCCAGGAGCCATGGCCGTAGTCGCTGATGCTGCAATGTCGGGGCCCATGCCAGCGCGGGTCTCGGCCATGGTCACAGCTGTGGAACGTGCTGTGGATTCCGGCATGCCAGCGCGTGTCATTACAGCAGTTGCAGCATGCAGACCTTCGTAGTGACCGACGCGAGTGTTGGTCTCTACCATGGCACCAAATGCTTCCGCCATGGAACTAGCGCCCACTGCACTTGCCTCGGTCGGGTCATCTACAGACCCCGCGAAACCTTGGGTCGCCTCCTCATGACCGTGCGCGGCCATACTTACCGACTCAGCGATGCCGCCCTCGGCGCCTGCCGTAGGAGCGTTTGCTCCTGCTCCTGCTCCTGCGCCATCGTTACCGCTGCTACTCATTGCAAATCCTCTCGAACGACCGCAGATGGTGCGGGTCGCGCAAACGTGTGAAGTGCAGCTGCTCGATGTCCGGGTAGCGCTCGCGCCATTGGTGCCGGAGGAACCGGCCCATCTGCGCCATCTGTGAAACCGTTGCGCCGGGAGAGATCCAGTCGATCACCCACAGCTGGTCACCGGAGCACCAGTCGTCATGCACGATCGGGCGCTGCTCGAAGAATGCCTGCGCACGGGCATCATCAAACAATGCCCAGGACACGAACCCGGCAGTCATGCCGCGGGACGCGAACTCCCAGCACTGATCGAGTTCGATCGGCGGCAGGAACAACCGGTGCATGTCTTCAATCGTGAACCTGCGGTATGCCTCAAGCGCACCGCACATCAGTACCAGCTCACCCAGTACCTGCGTGGCAGGCAGCCGCGTGGCGGGCGTGGTCAACGGCTACGACGACAGCAGCGACAGTCCCGGCGTGTAGACCGGCGCCTCGTTGGTCAGGCCACCGCCACCCGTGATCAGGGTCGATGCGCGGCCACGGCGCCTGGAACGCCTGCGACGCTCCTCCTCGGCAACCGTACCGGCGGCAATGGGTTCTTCCGGCGTGATCGTGTCGCCAGAAGCAGCGTCGGATTCCGTGATCGGCCTGTACGGATTGACCACGCGGACCGGCGCAGCAGGTGGTGCTGGCGGTACCGGCGGTAACTTGGGCTTACTAAACAAAAACCCCATGATGGGCTACCCCCCGATCTGCGTGCGTGGTGGTGTTCGCTGACAGCGGATTGTACGAACCCTCCGCAAATGCCTGCGGCACCTCCTGATGAGAGCGGCTCTCCCGCAAACCCGTCGCCAGGTAACGGAACGCATCCGCAAAATGTGATGACCAGTCGTGCACGGGCGATAACCGGAACGTCCGCGTCCGCTCGTTCCACGCCCTGTGGTAATGCCTCATCGCCTCAATAGCCGGTTTGCAAGCGTCCTGATCCCACCAGCAACGGCGGAGCAGCAGCTGCGCAGCATGGATGCCATCCTCGAGAGGCAGCTTCGGCACCACGCGAAAGTTGAGACCCAGATCCCACGCAATCTCGCGGCGAGATTTACCACTGCCAAGTTCACGGACTTCAATGTCGTGCGGAGCATAGTGGTCTCCATAGAGATAATCCCGGTCCTGCATGATCCGGCAGAAGTGCGGCAGGCCCTCGTTCGACGCTTCGTAGCAATCGATGACGTGGATGGCGCGGCCAACGGTCTGCGTGAAAATGATCGCCGTCGCATCGCCGATTCCCAAATCCCAGAACGTGTCGACGGGTACTGCCGGGTCATACGGCACCTTGGTAATGCGACCGTCATCCAGGGCCGTGGTCATCTCCTTGCCGTACACCGCGCCAGGGACGTTAGCCGTCCAGCTGGTCTCGAATTCCTGTGCGTACTGATCCTCGGACATGGTCGCGCGGGCGGCATCGAGTTCCTCCTCGTCCAGCACCTGCGTGTCGGACGCCTTGTACATCGCGGCCAGCCAGCCGTCCTTGGTCTGCGCCGTCTCCCAGAGTTCGTAGAAGTAGTTGCCGGTACCGCGCGGTGTCCCGATGAACACGCACCAGCCCTTGCGATCGGCAAGGCTCGGGCGGATGACCTCGGCAAACACCGACTCGGGGCAGTCCGCCACCTCGTCAATCACGCAGCCATCTAGATATATGCCGCGCAGGCTCGCCGGGTTCTCAGCTCCCAGCAAACTAATGCGGGCGCCATTCGGCAGATCGCAGCGCAGCTCGGTCTCGTGAAACCTGGCGCCGGGTATCGCACCGGCAAAGGTCTTCAGATAATCAAACGCTACCGCCTTGGATTGACGATACGTCGGCGACAAATACGCAAAGCGCGGGTTGGGCAGCTCGCACAATACCGCCGCACGCAGCAAATGATTTATGGCGCAGACGGTCTTGCCAAACCGGCGATGGGTGACCACCACAGCAAAGCGGTGATCATCCAGTGCCGCATGCAGCTCCGCCTGCAGGGGCCGCGGCGAGTACGGGATCTCAATAGATGTGGTCACTTGGACTTAACCTTGCGGCGACCATAGCCCGACGCATGCGCAGCACGAGCCTGGCGCTTGGCCTTGGACTTCGACTTGTAGGTCTTGCCCTTGGACCCCCACTTGTAGCCGCCGGATGTTTTACGGACAGGCATGCATCACTTCTCGATGAACTTCCTGATCCGCGCCTCGATGACCGGCAACAAGCGTATGGCAGAGAAGCCGATCACAAACGAGAGCGCCGGTCCCCAGGTCACGTCGAGGGCGTAATGCATCATCACGGGCGGCAGGAATAATTCAGCCGCAATCCATCCCACGCCAATGGCGACCAGCAGATCCAGCCACTTGATGGTCCGGTTCACAGCCCAGTTGCAGGCACCGCCGATCGTGGCAGAGCCAATGCAGCAAGCCTTCACGCCAATTGCGAGGATCAGAGCTTCCATGCGGAAGGCTACGCTGGCGGGTAGACCGAGTCGGAGAGGACGTTGCGCTCGACGTTGCGAAGTACCTGAACGAACTCAAGCGTGTTGCTTATCTTAGCATCGTCCACGATTACAGTGATTCCGCTCGATGTCGAGCCTCCGTCCGCCTGGGTGTAGGCTTCGGCGCGGACGTTGACGTCTCCGGTGATGGTGAACGTTCCCATGGATTGGCTCCTAGCAAGGTTGCGAAGTGGGCGGCGCACTGGGTCCAGTAGATCTGCATGTCCGTGTCGTGCGCCTGGTCACGGGCATGGAGGCATCGGTTACGTGATGCGACGAGAGTGTCTGTGAGGATGTGAGGCTCCATTGGGAGGGAGTGTTATACCTAACTAGATTGCGCCCCGGTTTTCGGGGGGGTGGGGGGGTCGCTCAGGCAAATCGGACATTTATTTTCTCGCGCCGCAGCCACGATCGAGCCGCGGAATTCTGCGACGAACCCGCGACCTCCGGCCCCGCCGGTCGGACGCATCATCAAATTAAATTCAATCAGGGCGGGGGGTTAGGTCTGCAGTCCCAGCCTGTGGTCACGCTATGGTCACGCTGCGATGTTGAAGGCTCACGATCAGCTGCCGACCAGGCTCGATCGGCGGCGCCATCGTCGCGCGGAGCCGGGCCTCGATCGACGTATATATCTCAACTCTCACCCTCGGTATCACACGGCCTCGCATCTTCAATCTCCATCACCAACGCACCACACGCAGCACAGCGCCATCCATCGTCACTGCGTCGCAGGTGGGTCTGCTCGCCGCACTTGATGCATCTGACATTGATGTCGGACATCGCTTCGTTCATGGCACATGCGCTTCGTGGACCTTCACCAGCTGACCGCCCTCACCGTAGAGCTGTAGACAGCTGACACCCATCGGTGTGATCAGTGAGAGCAGCCACGACCCTTCTGGTGTCTGCCAGATCTCAGCTACCATCGCACCGCCTTGGATGATCCCCTGCCACGTCAGCTGCAGACCGTTGTCTGCCGCGAACTGCCTGGCATCCTCGATCGTCCTGCACGTCAGCGGATTGGCATTGGCTGGATGAGGCAACCACAGCAGCAGTGCGATCAGCATGCATCGCATCGCGTCTCCAAAGAACGCGTCGGTCCACCGCCATGAGGTTGGCGCGTCGACAGGGAGATTCGGACGCCTTCGAGCAGCGAACCGACGCTAGGGAGGGGGGGGTTGATACATCACGGCAGTACGTTCCGCCACGATAGCGAGAAATCTACGATTTTCAGGACATTCAGGTCAATACATTTTGTGCGCTTGTCAGACCGACCCACAACATCTGCCATCACTTGGTCCTCCAAAGCAGCTCCAGCACTGACCTGTAGCGGCTTGCGACCGTTCGTTTGTCGATGCCAAATACTTTGCCGAGCTTGGTCCAATTCGGTCCTCGACCACG